TCATTGATAGTCTTGAGCCTGTTCTCAACCAACATCGCCTTGTTGTTGATAGGGCTGTTATTGATTGGGACTATAACTCAAACAAAGAACATCCTCCAGAACAAAGACTTCTCTACATGCTCTTCTATCAAATGAGTAGGATGTGTCGGATGAAGTATGCAGTTAAACATGACGACAGATTAGATTGCCTAGCTCAAGGCGTTAAATACTTTACCGATTCACTGTCTATCTCTGCACAGGAACAGATCAACCTACGTAAACGTGAAGAGTGGAACGACATACTAGAACAATTCTTGGATGATCCACAAGGTAGTGCAAATCATTTAGTACTTGGAATGGATGTTAAACAAAGACAACAAGCCAGAGGTAAGGCTGGTGGGAAGTCAACTCCTAACTGGGTTTAGGGGGGTCCCCTTACGTATACAGGGGAAGGGTGGACCTCTGTAGGGGAGGAGTAAGACTGCTAAAACCAGCAACTCCTCCTCTTTACTGAATATCCGTGAATGATATTACTTTAAAACACTACTCTCCACTGCCTTTAACTATATGGAACATAAACTAAAGATTATTACGTTTAAAGAGTTATATAAGAGTCTGAAGACTCCTTTCCCTCCACTCAACTTCTTAATACTGGGTGTGTTGATAGGTTTAGAGAACAGATATATAGATTTGAAAGCTAAACAGACTGTAGATACAGCTATAGAGAAGTATATGGTAGAACATCCTGATACTGTCTATGAAGCTGTAGTAGAGGAATGTGAGGATGGTAATGGTTACACTATCGGATACTTCCCGGAGACAGAAGATGAGTAGTTATGGTCTTGAGATAACCTTCTGGATTGTTATTACTGTATATCTCTTAGGTAAGTTAAATGTGTTCAAAAAATAACATAAATTTCTGAAGTCATATATACGATGTAGGAGGGTCGCAAATCCCCCCAAGGGGGGTCGGATTTTCCCTAAAAACAAAGCCATCCGCTTGGTAAGCGGGTGCCAAGCCAGTCATACCAATGCTTTTAATAATATTTATTGAAAAATCTATAAAAAACTATTTATTTATCAAAATTTTTTATTTAATTTAAATTTGATATGCATAAAAAATCTATATGTAAATTAAAAGCGACCTGTTGCGTTACATTCCGTAACAATACTGAGACAGCATACACAGCAACCAATAGCAAGAAACAGCCAAGTTCTTAAGATTTTCTACTGATTCGCTGAGATCCCTGACTATACCTGGTGTCTCACCGATTTGAGCTGATATCATCAAAATATTAATAGTTGCACAAGTGAAGTAATAGGGTTTACAATAAGAAACATGAGCCGAACCGCTTCGGACTCTGACATAGTTACTTTGACAATAGAGCTTAAAGGGACAAATCTTTAAGAATGCTATCGGAGACAGGAAATAAGACCGCTGAAACAGGACGGCACAGACTACACCTCTCGTAAGTAATGGGAAGCAAGGCAGCATGTAAGCATGCATTAGGGTGCAAGTCCTTAACTGCCACTAATCCACTTAATTAATTTTATTAAGTATGGATTAATTTGTAAATTTATTTAAATTAATTCTTATGTATTACATAGAAAATAGATCCTCTTCATGTGTTGATGCTCTCGCTGTTGATCCTATTACTAAGGTCGCAGTCGTTAGATATCACAACGGTAGAGAATATACATACAAGAATGTATCAAGGCGTTCAATAGCTAACGTAACTCTTAATCCTAGTGTATCACTAGGTTTCTGGACTAACAGACTTAAGAAACTAGCTAAGAATAAAACAAATAAAACCTATTGCATAGGTCAAACAGGACTTAACGTGCCAAACACGCTAGTTAACTGTTAGAGACTGGGTTTTTAGGGACGTTCAACTCGTCCCGTCTCACTTGCTACTCAATGAGAGTAGCCAATTAAAAATCATGACTAATTCAAGATTACAAGAGGCTCTCGATGAACGTTTTACAGACATCACCGAGGTCAAGGATGTAGCCAACCACGGCTGTGGTGGTGGTGTTAGTGGTTTCATTTACTATTACGAAACTCGTAAATTCTTTAATGAACACGAGGAAGAAATAGAAGAGGAACTATCCGACATGTTAGGCGAGGACTGGATGTCTCAATGCGTAGCTAGTAATTCAGTTAATGACACGGTGACATTTAAAAATCATTGTGTCTGGGTAATCGTTGAGAACTACTGCCAGAACAGGAGGGACGCTATCGAAATAGTAGGACAATTAACTACTAACTAATCTATCCACTTAAACAACCTAATCAATTATGAAACAATTAAATGTTCTAATAGGCTGCGAGTATTCAGGCATCGTAAGGGATGCCTTCGCTGCTCGAGGTCATAATGCGTGGAGCTGTGACCTATTGCCCAGTGATACGCCCAGCGATAAACATTATCAAGGTGACATCTTCGACTTCATCGATGGTGACTGGGATTTAGGTATCTTCCATCCACCATGTACTGATCTCGCTATTAGTGGGGCTGCGTGGTTCCCTGAAAAGATCAAGGATGGAAGGCAGCAAGCCGCGATTAAATTCTTTGAACGTCTCTATCAATGCGACATTCCGAGGGTATGTCTTGAGAATCCCGTTGGTGTCATAAGTACTAAGTCATACATAGGCAAGCCTACTCAATACGTTCAACCGTATGAGCACGGACACTATGAGACTAAGAAAACAGGCTTATGGTTACGAGGTCTCGACCCTTTAAAACCTACAGACATCAAGGATTTAACTGGACTACCAAAGAAGGTAACTCAAAGACTTCATTACTTACCACCATCTAAAGATAGATGGAAGCTAAGAAGCACTACTTATAAGGGCATAGCTCAGGCTATGGCTAGTCAATGGGGCTAATCATTAATCATTCAGTGGCTCACCAGCTACTGATTGATGAGTGTTAGGGACGCATGGACGGACGCAAGGACATATACAAGGCTATACCTGGTTTCTCAAGGATTCCAATAAATAAGGACGCATGGTTGCAAGGTCGGTTCGATTCCGATCACGTCCAATTGCCCTGCAATGAGCAGGGTTTACTGACTAATGTTTTACAACACTATCAATGAAGTATCCAGTGTACTGGTTACATCTCATACAAATACGAGGACTCAAGAGGCAATTATCCTTGACTGTTTCAAATCAGCTCAGGAACCCTTAAGTCCTTCAATGGTTCACTTCTTAACAAAGATTAAGTGTCCTATTACTTCTATTAGAAGAGCTATGACTGATCTAGTAAACGCAGGGAAACTTGTAAAAACTGATCAATTCACCATAGGAAAATTTGGTAAAAAAGAACACTTATGGGAGGCAGCATGAACCAAGCCAGCTTTATAGCTGAGGTCTACGAATTGACATGGCAATACAACCCTGATCTAGATAAAAACTTATCTTATGAGGATTGTATTGAGGTTCTTAAGAAAATTAAGGACGATGCCATGCGTATGGAAATATTACGTACTTCATTCAGACCTGAGCCAGAACTATTTCCAACACGTCCAACACTTAGGGACACACAAGCAAGGAGACAAGGACAACTTTGAACTTACACCCATCCACAACTCAACAATCCCTGTTATACCAACTAAACCAAGTTGTATATCTTTCTACCGAATGGTGGAGATTAAAGGAGATCATTGAAGCATTACAAACTAAATAGTCGAAGTGACTAAGCCTGACAGTCAGTAAACCCCTCGAAAGAGACAGGAATTTTTTTTTAACACTCATCATCAGGCACTGCTATGTATCCTTATCAAGTTGAATACAGCAACAAACGTTGTTGGGAACACGATTGGCGTTGGCATCTCATGGAAGCAAATGACCATGAAGACGCAGCATGGAAAGCTAAGGACTGGTGTGATACCAGGGGATTTGAATTAATTGACATTAAACCTATTACAGGGAGTTACCCATTATGAGACGCAAACCAAACAAAGGACAAAGGTACTTCCCTAATAGCTGTGAAGCAATAAGGAATACACCTGACAAGTACTTTCCATCGATGCCATATGAACAGTTTGAAGACTGGAAAGTATATGGCTATCAGATTCCCGACTCAGTATTTGCCATTATCCGTATGAAGGATAAGGACGGTAAATACTCTGAGAAGTTCTACAACACAGAACGAGGTGCAAAGCAATGCTTATCAAAATGCATGAGAGAAGACAAAGAAATATATATGTGCACTGAAGAAGGCATGTACCACATAAAACCAACAGATTTACCAATTGATTTTAATCACTCATGAACGAAACAACTTATACACGCAGATCTAACGAACTGTTACAGAAGATACATAATCATCCACATAAGGAGGAGATTGTTAACATTATGTCACAACAAATGTTGGATAGTAATAATACCTATACAATACCTTCAGAGAAATAGCAAATAACTAGAATCCTAGATTATTACTATAATATCGAACACATGTTCACGCACTTTTAAGGAGCTTTTATGCAACTCTTTTCTTTAGGCTCTTTATACATTGGTATAGAATCCGACAAATTCTTTGATTTATCACTCCACTTAGGCAATTTAAGTGTAGAATACAAACCATGTCCAGCCAACCAACAATCTAATGACGAACTCAGACCCGAGCAGGGTAGTGACCGATTATCAGATAGCGAAACTGGCTCAAGCAATTGAGTTCTTCAGAAATTCTGATAACGAGCACACTAAAGAAATACCTGCACAAGTAATCTCAACATTTTTATATGTAGCTTCCCACGATGACTGCAACAAGATAGACATGGAACGTGTATTGAAGATGTCGAGTGCTAGTGGTAGTAGAAATACTGATTGGTTATCTGATCAACATAGATTGGCGAAACCTGGACTTGGCTTGATTATTAAATATCGTGATCGTACTAACCGTAGGAAACAGGTATTACAAATGACAGCCAAAGGTCGACAACTTGCAAATTCACTCAAACAAATTCTCTATGGGGAACAAACAATTTAAAACACTGTTTCAGTGTATTGATTACACTCTTGCCAATCGACCCGACTGGGTACATTCAAGGTCAAGAAGTACTATTATCAATAACCTTGCACATCTTAGAAATATCTGGGGTGACTGTAGTGTATCCATGATTGATTGGATAGCTATGGATAGGTTAAGGAATACTATGCTTAGTCAAGGGTTGGCTAATAGCACAGTAAACAAATCTATCTCTTCTGGACGCACAACCTTTGAGTTCTGCATGCAGAGGAAATTAGTTCCCGAAATTCCTAGCTGTTTTTTTGGTGCTCGTTTACCAGAAACAAAAACTGATCCGATTGTATATACATTCGATGAAGTTGATGCGATGGTTGAATTAGCTAGAAGTTACACAATGATGGGTAACAATAATCTAGCTGATTTCATAATGGGACTAGCATGGACAGGTGCTAGAAGGGGTGAACTCTTAAAAATAAGAGTTAAAGATATAGACCTCGAAAGAGGGTGGCTATATATAGGTAGAAGCTTTCAAAACAAAGCATCTAAAATGGTTCCTATACCCATCATGCCAAAGTTAGAGGAAGTTTTACTTCCACGTATCAAGGACATTCCAGGTAGTCACTTAGTTTTTGGGACTGACTGGAGAACAGTTGATACTTTGGACTATGCGTTTAAAAAGAACCGAGCATATGCGTTGCCAGAGAATAAGCAGTACCCACTAAAACAATTACGTCATACATTCTGTAGTGCGTTATTGACTATTGGTACTCCCATCGACAGAGTATGTGATTTAATGTGTCACTCTTCTGTTGAAGTTACTCGAAGGTATGCACGTGCTTTGAACAAACAAAAAAGTCGTGACTTGGTTAATCTTGCTAAGGCTTATCACTCAGGTGAGCTATCACACATGCAGAAAGTATTAACTAACGAAGACAAGATTGCATTATTAAATCTTGATGACGCATATCGTAATGCGGATGTGTCGTCAGACCCTCAATTTCAGACCGCTTTATCGTACAATGATAAAGTTTGGACACCCGCCAGTGCTCCAAATCCCAGTGCGGACGTGGTGAAATTGGTAGACACGCACGTCTAAGGAGCGGGCGTAAAAATAATGCACCTATACAGGGATTGGATTAAAAACCCAGTCCCTTTCTTATGTCCCAGCTATCCACTTACGCAACAGTCGGATGGGAAAAGCGGACGTCCATTTTTTAACACTCATCATATGCCTACAACTGCTGATTTAGAGATGCAAGAGAGGTTTGAGCGGAGGCAAATCAAGGGAGGATTAGAACGTATAAGATCTAATACTAAAAATTTATTAGATAAAGATTATGCTTCTGCCACTACATTTGGTTCGGCATCAATAGAAACTCTTTTGCCTTATTTAGTTAAATATATTGAAGAAAAGAAAGAAGAAAGAAAGAAGGTTGCAGTCAAAGGTGCAGCTCATTTAATCCAACTATTGCCTTATCTATTGTCGCTTGATTCAGAAGCACAGGGAGCTATCACTGCAAAAATAGTTTTTGATAAGATTTTTTCCCCTCGTAAAGAGAATAGTAAGGTCGCCAACGTTGTACAGGCTATTGGTTCAGCTATTGAAGCTGAATGCCAGATGAAATACTACGAAGCTAGTGGACCAGGGCTTTTTGAGACATTAAAAAAGAATTATTGGCATCAAGCTAAAGGTACGGAATACAAACGTAAATCCATGCAGACTTTAATGTCTAAGCATGAGGAGATAGAGCAATGGAAACCTTGGAATAGAATAGATCGGATCAAATTAGGAACATGGTTTCTTGATTGCCTGATGGAATCATCAGGTTGGTTTGTAAGAGACTTATCAATGCATAGAGGAAAGACTCAGCAGTTTGTAGTAATAACTGATAAGTTTCATAAAAACAAGGAAGAAATCATAAGATTAGCTGAACTATTTAGTCCATTAGCTTGGCCGATGTTAATCGAACCAAGAGATTGGTCTCCAGTACATGAAGGAGGCTACTACTTAAACGACTTAACTCGTTGCCATGAAATGGTTCGTAGGGGGGTTCCCTTACGTATACAGGGGGAAACCATTTACCAATTTCTTAATCAAATTCAGAAGGTTAAATACCGTTTAAATCCGTTTACTGTAATGGTTGCCGAGGAGCTGGAGGAGAGAGAAATCGAAGTAGGTAAATTTCGTCCTGTTATTAATCATCCTGATCCACCTAAACCCTTTGACATAGATACTAATGAAGAAGGTCGTAAGCAATGGAGAAAGGACAAAGCTATATCACGTAATAAGAATGCTAACGAATGGAGAATATCTTGTAGAACTAGGATGACAATGAATTGTGTCCGAGAGTTTAAAGATAAAGATTACTATATTCCTTGGAGCTACGATTATCGTGGCAGAGCATACCCTATACCTAGCTTTCTAACACCTCAAGACACTGACTTTGGAAAAAGTTTAATTAGGTTTGCTGATGAAGCACCTGTAACTGAGGATGCAATTAAATGGTTAGCTTTTATGGTCTCCACCTCATATGGGCTGGATAAAGCAACTATGGATGACAGGTTATCTTGGGTAACTAAAAGGGAAAATATCTTATTAATCATTAGAGTAGCTACAGATCCGTTAAACAATATAGGTGACTGGGAAGTAGCCGAAGAACCTTGGCAGTTTTTAGCTGCATGTCACGAATACCATTCAGTAGTCATGCTAGGTAAAAATACAACAGGAAGCGTTGTGAGCACTGACGCAACCTGTTCTGGGATTCAAATACTGGCAGGGCTCTGTCGATGCAAGTCTACAGCAGCTATGGTCAACGTTTTACCTAGTGATAAACCACAAGATGTATATCAAGTAATAGCTGACAAATGCAGAGATCAGATACCTGAGAGGTTAAGACCTTACTGGGATAGAAAAAAAACCAAAAGAGTGGTTATGACTATACCCTATAACGCTAAACCTTTTAGTAATAGACAATATATTAGAGATGCATTTAAAGATATAGATATTGAGGTAGAGAACGAAGAGCTAACAATAATAGTTAAAGCGGTAAGAGCTGCTATGGAAGTAGTCATACCAGGTCCTATGCAAGTTATGCGTTGGGTCGAATTAGAGGTAGCTAACGCAATTAAGGAAGGAGCTGAAGAGATATCTTGGATAACTCCATCAGACTTTAGAGTTACACAACGTCTTATGAAATATGACCACAAAATTGTGGAATTACATCTCATGGGTCGTTGTCAAATCAAAGTATTAGATGGAGAGAAAGGCGTTGATCTTAGACACCATAAGAATGCAACTGCTCCTAACCTAATACATTCACTAGACGCTTCATTACTTCATTTAAGTGCTACTAAATTTAATGCACCTATAGCTTTAATACATGACTCAGTTCTATGTAGAGCTACTGATATGACTAATCTATCCACTTTAGTAAGAGATACCTACATGCATCTATTTGCAGAGCATGATTTTTTAAAAGACTTTGCCAAAGCTATTGGAGCAAAGACTGAACCACCGATTATTGGAGATTTAGAACCAGAGTCGGTAATTAATTCCACTTATTTTTTCTGTTAATGAGAAACATACACGTAACACCAACTCCTGTAACCCTTGAAGGTTATCAGGCGATATTAAAACCAAGTAAGTTTGGCTATTCACTTAAGGCAGTAGTCGATAGTGAAATAGTTGACGCACTTGAGACTGAAAGAGCTGACTGTCTTAAATGGGCAGAGTCAAAGCTAAAGAATCCAAAGAGATCAACTCTTAAACCTACACCTTGGGAAGAGGTGTCTGATGGAAAGTTTATAGTTAAATTTTCATGGGCTGAAGAGAAACGTCCTCCAGTGGTAGACACAGAAGGATCGCCCATTACTAATGCAGACACGCCAGTATATGAAGGATCTAAAGTTAAATTAGGGTTTCATCAGAAGCCTTACATACTTAAGGATGGAACTACATACGGCACATCATTAAAGTTGAATGGGATACAGGTTGTCTCAATTCAATCAGGAGCTGGAGTAGATACAGGCGACTTAGATGAACAGGGCGTAGCCGAATTGTTTGGTAAGACATCAGGATTTAAAGCTGATGACCCAAACGTTACTCCTGATACAACCCCAGCTTCAGTAGAAGACGACGACTTCTAATGTTTAAATCAGGATTAGAGGAAAAAGTCTCTGATCTTCTTTGTGAATTAGGTGTTGATTATGAATATGAAAGTGTAAGTTTTCCTTATACCATTAAGCATTTATATACACCTGATTTCATACTGCCGAATGGAGTAATACTAGAAACTAAAGGATACTGGAGACCAGAGGATAGACGTAAGGTTAAACAAGTAATTACTGAAAACCCAGGTATAGACTTAAGAATTGTCTTTCAAGATCCATATAAGAAAATTTCTAAACGATCTAAAACAACGTATGCCCAATGGTGCAAACGCTACAACATAAAATGGTGTGCTTTTCACGCCATACCTATTGATTGGTTGCAATGACCGAAAGCGAATTTATACGACACGAACCATGTAGTAACTGTGGATCGTCCGATGCCAATGGCATTTATACGGACGGTCACACCTACTGCTTTAGTTGCCAGCACTACACAGAAGGCAACGACACATCAAACACTCATCAAATGCAAAGCAATGTCACTTTTAAAGGATCAGCCCAAAGGCTGCAAAAAAGAAATATCAGTGAAAAAACGTGCGAGTTCTACAAAATCTATAGAGACGACACACATTTACGATTCCCTTATTTCGATGGCTCTGGAAGAGTTCAAGGATTCAAGACCAAAGACAAATTAAAACAATTTAAATATGAAGGAGTTTCCACTGACACCTTATTTGGTCAGCACTTATTCCCTACTAGCGGTAAGCGTATTGTTATTACTGAAGGTGAACTAGATGCTGCCAGCTGTTATGAAGCGATGGGCGGTTGGCCGATGGTATCACTACCACATGGGGCAGCGTCAGCTAAAAAGGACATTCAAAAACAAATACCTTTATTACAAGGGTATGAGGAAATCGTCCTCTTCTTTGACAATGACAACGCAGGAAGAGAAGCTGTTGAAAAAGCAGCGTCAATCTTACCTATTGGAAAAGTCAAGATTGCTCGCTTGGAGCAATACAAAGATGCGTCAGATGCGTTACAGGCAAATGATACAAACGCTATTTGCAGGGCTATCTGGGATGCTAAAGAATATAAACCCGATGGGATAGTTAATGGCAAATCTTTATTAGAGACTGTCACGACACCAAGCCCACCATGTAATCACAAATATAAGTTTGAAGGATTACAAGAGAAGACTCATGGTATTAGATACGGTGAGCTAACAACAATTACAGCAGGGACAGGTCAAGGTAAGAGTACTTTCTGTAGACAACTAGCAACTCAACTTTTAGAAGAAGGAGTCAAGGTTGGCTATATAGCATTAGAGGAATCTAACAGGCGAACAGCATTAGGACTTATGTCTGTAGCTGTAGGAAAGGCATTACATCTTGGCGAACATGAATACTCCACATTAAAAGAAGCATATGATTCCACTATCGATAATTGGAACCTTTATCTATACGACCATTTTGGTAGTTTATCTTCGGATACTATCTACAACCGCATTGAGTACATGGCTCTTGGGCTGGACATAAAAGTTATCTTCTTAGATCACTTGTCAATATTATTGTCAGGCTTACAAGGAGATGAGAGACGGATGATAGACCAGACAATGACTAACCTTAGAAGTTTAGTTGAACGTACTGGCATATCTTTATTCTTAGTATCACACCTAAGACGTACACATACAGATCAAGATCATACTGATGT